TGTAGATCCTGATAATGAGAATGATGATAACTTCTCTGCAGATAAGACAAAGAATCCTAAGAAACTCCGTAAGCAAAGAGCAATGGGAGAACTTGGATAAGGCAACTTTCTAAACTGTCCTCCGACCCCCCAAGGGGTCTTTTTTTGTGTTATGATTACAGAGTAATCGACCAAACCGATGCCTTCCAAATCTAATATTATGATCGACCAAGCAATCTCTGTTCTGAAGGAAAAGTATGGCACCGAGTTTGGTGTTGATGCTGTCAAAGAAGTTGCGGACCAACTGAATACTTCTTATGCGACCCTTTCCAAGTATCTGAATCAATACAAGGTGGGTCGTGGCAAATGGAATCTGGAGCAAACCGTGCAAGACCTTGAAGAAACTTACAACTCTGCTGCTGCAGAAGGTTCCGATACGGTTCCTGGTGTGGCAACTATGAATTCTGTCGTCCAAAATCTTATTCCCAACAAAGATGCTACCTTCGTCAGCTTTGGTAACTTTTCGGATATTAAAAAAGTTGTTCAGTCTGGTCTATTCTATCCTGCTTTCATCACTGGTCTTTCCGGCAACGGAAAAACTTTCGGTGTGGAACAGTCTTGTGCTCAACTTGGTCGGGAACTGATTCGGGTTAATATCACCATTGAAACTGATGAGGATGACCTGATTGGTGGTTTCCGTCTCGTGAATGGGGAAACTGTGTGGCATAATGGTCCTGTGGTAGAAGCAATGGAACGTGGTGCAATCCTGCTGCTTGATGAGATTGACCTGGCATCTAACAAGATTATGTGTCTGCAATCTGTTCTTGAGGGTAAGGGTGTGTTCCTCAAGAAAATCGGTAAGCACGTTGTCCCCAAGGCGGGTTTCAATGTGATTGCAACTGCCAACACCAAAGGTAAGGGTTCTGATGACGGTCGTTTCATTGGCACGAATGTTCTCAACGAGGCATTCCTAGAACGATTCCCCATCACCTTTGAGCAGGAGTATCCTACCATCAGTGTTGAGACTAAAATCTTGACCAAAGTGGCAGAGTCTCTTAATATTCCTATGATTGGTGAGCATACTGATTTTATTAAGCACCTTTGCACCTGGTCTGAGATTATTCGTAAGACTTTCAACGATGGTGGTATTGATGAAGTCATCAGCACTCGTCGTTTGGTTCATATCATCAAGGCATATTCTATCTTCGGTAAGAAGGACAAAGCAATCAAGGTTTGTCTGAATCGTTTTGATGATGAAACCAAATCAACTTTTGTTGAACTGTATGATAAGATTGACGCAGAGTTCCAATCTTCTATTGACAAAGACCAAGTAAATTGATAGGATATGGGGAGGTAAATATATCTCCCTCTTTTATTATGGATGAGCATCTTTATTCTGATAATGATTTTAAATTTATGCCTGATCTGAACAAATATGAGTTTTCTATTAACTCTACTGATATGATTGATATTAAAAAAACTGCCGTGACAAACACAAATCATTTTTGGAAATATAATGAGGATAAAATCCTCAAGCAACTTGAAGAATATATTGCTGGCACTTATAGGCAGCATTATGTCGATCGAACTGGAGGTGGAACAGAACAAACAATCGATAAAATCAAACACAATCGCCGCGAAGGATTCTGTGCGGGTAATGTGACCAAGTACATTGATCGTTATGATACTAAAGGCACTCCTCGTGCAGATCTTTTTAAGGTTCTTCATTACACGATTCTTCTGATCAACCATCTCAACCTTATTGAAAACAAGTGATTATGAAACTCTCCGATAAAACTTTGACTCTGCTAAAAAACTTTTCTTCTATTAATCAATCCATTCTGTTTAAAGAAGGTAGTTCGCTACGGACGATTAGCGTTATGAAAAACATACTGGCAGAGGCAACTATTGAGGAGGAATTGCCTAAGGATTTTGGTATCTATGATTTGAACCAGTTTCTGAATGGACTTAATCTGCATCAGAATGCAGATCTAGATTTTCAGAATGACGGGTATGTTGTAATTAAGGAAGGAAAGTCGCGATCCAAGTACTTCTTTGCGGATCCAAATGTGATTATTACTCCTCCAAACAAGTCCATCTCTCTCCCTTCTGAAGATGTTTGTTTTATTCTAGATACTAAAGAATTGGATAAACTTCTTAAAGCTTCTGTGGTTTATCAACTTCCAGATCTATCTGTTGTTGGTGAAGCAGGTGTCGTGAAACTGGTGGTTCGTGATAAGAAGAACGACACATCTAATGACTTCTCTGTGGTTGTTGGTGAGACTGATGAAGTATTCACCTTTAATTTTAAAGTGGAAAATCTTAAAATTTTGCCAGGAACTTACGAGGTAGTTATCTCACAGAAACTTCTTTCTAGGTTTAAGAATACTGGTTTTGATGTTACATACTATGTCGCGTTGGAGCCTGACAGTACTTTTGGATGAAAAACTGGGACGAACTCTTTGGCAATCTTCCTGATACTGAAAAGGATAAGATTGCCCTTCTTCGAGTAATGGAATGTGCAAATGGATGCATTCAATATGCATTTAGAGATAATAAATCGTTTCAACTTTCTCTTGATGATACTAGAAAGGCAATGAAGTTTAGTATGTCTTGTATGAAGACAATGACAATTCCTCTTAAGGAAGAACTTATTACCTTTGCATATGAAACTGAAAAACTTTGTAGAGAAATTAGAGATCTCTATATTAGTGCGTTTAAAAATGGAAATGAGAAAGACTATAATGAGTTTATGAATGCCTCTGGTGCCACAGTAAATGCTGTTGGTAAAGAAAGATTGGTTTGGGCAAAAGAAATACTGGAACAAAATATCACTGATATACCACCCCAGGCATTAGACTGGGGAGTATCCTACTTGATGCAATTTTTGAAATGAACATCTTTGTTACTTCTCCTTGGCCTGCTGAGAGTGCCATTTGCCTCCCTGACAAACACGTCGTTAAGATGCCTCTAGAGTGCTGTCAGATGCTCTCCATCGTCGCTTCCGACAAGTGGGGGCACGGGTACGGCACTCTCCCTAAGGCGGATGGGACGCCCTACAAGACGGACAGGGGAGCGTTCCGCAATCACCCCTGCACCAAGTGGGCAATGGATAGCATCCACAACGCATATTGGTTGATTAAGCACGGTCTTAACTTGTGCGATGAATACACCTTGCGGTATAGTAAAGTGCATTCTTGCTACAAGACACTAGTGGATGCTTATTATCTTTTTCCTAAGGGAAAGATCCCTGAAGTTACAACATTTGCTAGAGCGATGCCAGATGAGTATAAACTTGACACAAGCATTGACACTTTTACTGCTTACAAGATGTATATCGCATCCAAACCTTGGGTGAAGGACAACTACCTCCGTATGCCTGAAAGGCGACCATCTTGGGTGTAATAAATAATAATGCCTGGTTTGTTCGCACTTTTCAGGTGGGAGAGTAAAAATACTCTCCCTTATAAATAGTAATGCGAACAAACAACAGAGCAGAAATGTATTACACTTACGCCTATTTGCGTGAAGATGGAACTCCTTACTATATTGGTAAAGGAAGTGGAGGTAGAGTATATAAAAGAACTAAAAAGTGTATCAAACCGCCAAAAGATAAATCCAGAATAATTTTTCTAAAACAAAATCTAACTGAAGAAGAAGCATTTAGACACGAAAAGTATATGATTTTTGTTTTTGGTAGAAAAGATTTGGGGACTGGTGTTCTTTATAACAAAACTGATGGTGGTGAAGGTGTTTCGGGGCATTTATTTACTGAAGAACAAAAACAAAAAATAACCAAAAGTAGATTAGGAAAAAACTTTGGAATGGTTGGTGAAAATCATCATATGTATGGAAAAACTCACACTCCTGAAGCACGAAAGAAAATGAGTGAAAAGGTGAGTGGGGAAAAACATCCTATGTATGGTAAAAAAGGAAAAGAACATCATTCTTATGGATATAGACATACTGAAGAAGTAAGAAAACAAATGAGTGAAATCAGTAGGATTAGGAATGCTAATAGGAAGTGGTGGAATAATGGATTACAGAACAAATTCGTGGTAGAATGTCCTGGAACTGAATGGAGATGTGGAAGATTGAAAACAAATCAATCAAAAGGGTACTAACACTTTTTACCTCAAAGATTGTTTTTTATCGCCAATTTTGCATTACACTTAATTATTTTTATTCGTGAAAAATTATGACTAACATAGAAACCTATGCGATTGATGAACTCACCAGAATTGGAATGTATGGTTCTGGTGATGAAATGAATGATGCGATGTGCGAACACATTCTCAAAATGGTGAATGTCTTTGCCGAAGAAGGACACTCTGGATTTTCGGCAAATTATGCTATCAATATTCTTCAAAAACTTCTACGATTTGAACCACTATCTCCTTTGACTGGTGAGGATGATGAGTGGAAGTTGTGTAAATATAATGATAGAGAAACCTACCAGAACAAAAGATTCAGTAGAGTATTCAAGGAAGGTAAAGACGGACAAGCATATGATATGCAGGGTAAGGTATTTGTAGAACCTAATGGGGCTTCTTATACCAGTCGTGATAGTCGTGTGTATATTGAGTTTCCTTATACACCTAAAACTGAATATGTGAATGTTGAAAATCAACCTTTGGATTGAATTAAATTATGGCAAGTGAATTTCTTCTCACTGAAAAATACCGTCCTCAAGTAATTGATGATTGTATTCTTCCCGATGATACTAAAAAAACATTTAAGGAGTTTGTTGCAAAAGGTGAGATTCCTAATCTCCTTCTTGCTGGACCTCCTGGTATTGGTAAAACCACAATCGCAAAAGCATTATGTAACGAATTGGGGGCAGATTATTATGTCATCAACGGATCCGACGAAGGACGTTTCCTGGATACTGTACGGAACCAAGCAAAGAACTTCGCTTCGACCGTCTCACTTACGGGATCTTCTAAACACAAAGTCATCATCATCGATGAAGCTGATAACACAGGGAACGACGTACAACTCCTACTACGGGCGAATATTGAGACATTTTATAACAACTGCCGATTCATCTTCACCTGCAACTACAAGAACAAAATCATTGAACCCCTGCACTCCCGATGTGCCGTCATCGACTTCACAATCAAAGGGAAGCAAAGAGTTCAACTTGCAGGAAGTTTCTTTCAACGACTTCAAACAATCTTGGATACGGAAAGGATTGAGTACGATCAAAAAGTCGTTGCGGAACTTGTTTCGAAGCACTTCCCAGACTTCCGTAGAGTCCTCAATGAAATTCAGCGATACTCTACGGGAGGTAAAATTGACGCGGGAATTCTTGCATCTTTCTCAGACATCTCTGTAAATGAACTCATCAAAAACCTTAAAGAAAAGAACTTCACCGAAGTACGCAAGTGGGTGGTCTCCAACTTGGACAACGATGCTCCTGTCCTACTTCGCAGGGTTTATGACGCCTGCTATGATTACCTTTCACCCCAATCTATCCCTGCTGCCGTTCTTGTTATTGCTAAGTATCAATACCAATGTGCGTTCGTTTGTGACCAAGAAATTAATCTCTTAGCAGCATTGACTGAATTGATGTGTGAGGTTGAGTTCAAATGATTGATTTTTCCAAGTGTATTGAATTGGATAGGTTTTCTAAACTTCTTTCCTCTCTAACTGGAAATAATGATAATACTCAATATTTTGATGTTGGTAGAATGATTGAACTTGGATATGAAGCATACAGTAATGGAAATTTAAAGAGAGTTAATTTGACTGGTAAGGATTTGGTCGATTTGAATCAAAATACATACGAATCTAAAAAAGTAACATTTACTAACAAAAATGAAAGGGCGGTAAGAGGAGTTGTTTTGAAAAATGGTAGAGGAAATGATAAAGACATATCAAATTTTGTTCCAGCAGACTATTATATTTTTAGCGATCCAGGCAAGTTGAAAGCTTGTTGTGTTCCTGGATCAATGTTGTATAATCTTAAAAAGTCTGGTAGTAATGATATTACTGCTTCTTGTAATCCAGAACCAGAACACTTTTTTCTAGATGGCGGTCCAATTTCTGATAAAAATTATTTTGAGGAAAAAGATAAACTTATTATAAATTTTATTTGGAGTATGTAATGAAATCTCTTAAAACGCCCTTGAGGTATCCAGGCGGTAAGTCCCGTGCTTGCGTCAAGATGGATCCTTATTTTCCAGATCTTCGCAATTATGATGAGTTTCGTGAACCATTTCTTGGCGGTGGTTCTGTGGCAATTCACATCACAAAGAAATACCCCAACATTAAGATTTGGGTAAATGATCTTTATGAACCTTTGGTAAATTTCTGGCAACAACTCCAGATGTTTGGTAATGATCTGAAAAATGAACTTAGTGAATTGAAATCTGCATATTGTACCTCAGAACTTGCAAAGGATCTTTTTATCAAATCAAAGGAAAATATCAATGATGAGTCTGAAACGAACTTTAATCGCGCTGTCGCTTTCTATATTGTTAACAAATGTTCTTTTAGTGGTCTTACAGAAAGTTCATCTTTCTCAGAGCAAGCAAGTAACTCCAATTTTTCTCTGCGAGGAATCGAAAAATTGCCCGAGTATTCCAAGTTAATTGCCAACTGGCGTATAACTAATTACTCTTACGATTATCTGATGGATGGGAACAAGAGTGCTTTTATGTATCTCGATCCTCCTTATGACATTAAGGATAATCTCTATGGGCGTAAAGGATCAATGCACAAAGGATTTGATCACGATAAGTTTGCTGCTGACTGCGACTCTAACAATATGGACCAGTTGGTAAGTTATAATTCTGATCAATTAGTGAAAACACGTTTTCTTGGTGGAAAATGGACTGCTGCTGAGTTTGATTTGACTTATACAATGCGTTCTGTTGGCGAATATATGCGAGAGCAAAAACAACGTAAAGAACTATTGCTTTTTAATTATGGAATTGAAGGACTGGCTGAACTCAATTAATCTTACAAAAGAAGATTTGTCTGAGAATATTAAAGAATATGCTCCGTATATTATCAATCGTTGTTTATCCGGAAATATTGATTGTGTTCTTTTTGCAAATGAAATGAATATGAATCATCATCTTGATAAAGATATGCAATATTCGTTTTATCTAAATACTATAAGAAAAAGGAAGAGATATTCTCCCTGGCTCCGTAAAGATAAAATCAAAGACTTAGAATGTGTTAAACAATACTATGGATATAGTAATGAAAAGGCATCTCAAGCACTGAAAATTTTGTCGAAAGCGCAAATAAACTTTATCAAACAACGACTTGAAATTGGCGGAACAAAATGACTAACCAAACAATTGAACCTCAAGTAAACTGGTCTCCAAATATGATGGTGGAGGTCATTCTAAATGAACCAGACGACTTTTTAAAAGTTCGTGAGACTTTGACTCGTATTGGGGTTGCTTCTAGAAAAGAAAAAAAACTATACCAAAGTGCTCATATTCTTCATAAGCAAGGTCGGTATTTTATTACTCATTTCAAAGAACTCTTTGCATTAGATGGTAAGCACGCAAATCTTACTGTAAATGATGTTCAACGTAGAAATCGTATTGTACGTCTTCTTTCTGATTGGGGACTTATTACTGTAGTTGATCAGGATAAGATTCTTGATATAGCGCCTCTTAATCAAATTAAAGTTCTTGCATATAAGGATAAAGGGGATTGGATTCTGGAACAAAAATATAACATTGGTAAGAAAGGTAAGGAAGTAGAAACCGAATAAAAAGGAGCGGGAAACAACATCCCGCTTTTTTATGATCTCTTATAATTAGTAATGGATGCCGAAAGGGTCCACACAACACAAACTCGCTTTTAAAGGAGCTACTATAATGACTAACCTTGCACGTTACACTGCATCAGACCTTCCTGCCTTGATGGAAAGGATTACTAGAAATAGTATCGGTCTTGATGAGTACTTTGATCGACTCTTTGCACTTCACGAAACTACTTCCAATTATCCTCCATACAACCTTGTTCAAGTCAGTAATGTAGAATCGAGACTTGAACTTGCACTTGCCGGATTTAAGAAAAAAGAGGTTTATGTCTACACTCAAGACGGTAAACTCTTTATTGAGGGACAAAAAGAAGATAAAGAAACGGAGTCTAACTATCTTCACAAAGGTTTAGCTCAACGGAGTTTTAAGAGAGCGTGGACACTCTCTGATGATACGGAAGTTAAATCAGTTGATTTTGAGGATGGTCTTTTGTCCGTAACTCTTGGGAGAATTGTTCCAGAGCATCATAAGCGCAAAGATTATCTATAAATATAATTGAATATCGTCGGCGCATGAGGAGTACCTGGCAAAATCCAGGTTGACTCCTCCTTTTTTTGTAGTAGAATACTAAGAGGTATGGAGTAAAAATGACTGTAAGACTTTTGCTTTTAAAATCTGGAGAAGATATAATTTCAGATGTTTCTGAAATGGTAATTGGGGAAGAAGGAGAAGATAAGGATTTTAGGAGAGTAGTTGGATATTACTTAGATAGTCCTTGTGCGGTTAAAATTATAAATCAATCTTTTTCTTCTTTAACTGAAGACAAAAAACCGGGAGTTGAAGTTTCTCTTCATCCGTGGATTCCTTTGACCAGTGATAAAAAAGTTCCCATTCCAGCAGATTGGGTAATTACAATGGTTGAACCGGTGTCCTCTCTAAAAGAAATGTATTTAAATAGCGTAAATAAAAATGGAAAAGATAATCAAAGTAATAGTGTTGATGAGCAATCAGAACTTGGTCTCACAGATTGAAGAAGTTGGTGCTGACATTGGAGAACCAGATTGTAAACTAATTAAACCATTTGTCGTAAATAGCGACAAAACTTTAGAACCATTTCTTTGTGGATATACAAAAGAAGATACATTTATGATGAGTTCTGACAAGATTCTTACTCTTGCAGATCCAACTCCAACTCTACTTGAAAAATATCAGGATTTAATTAAAGAATGACTCAAAGATTTTATACTAATGTTCAAATGATTGGAAACCAGTTTCTGGTTCGTGGAGTTGAAAATGGAAAGAGGTTTGAAACTAGAGATGAGTTTTTCCCAACTCTCTTTGTAAAAACTAAGAAACAGTCAAAGTATAAAACTTTAAATGGGGAATTTGTAGAACCAGTAAAACCAGGTACAGTTAGAGATTGTCGTGAGTTTTATAGTAAGTATGAAAATGTTGATGGATTTGAAATTCATGGAAATGATAGATATATCTGCCAATATATCTCCGAAAAATATCCAGAGAATGAAATTAAGTTTGATATTAGTAAAATTAAACTTTTAACTCTGGATATTGAGGTTGCTTCTGAAGCAGGATTCCCTGATGTAGAAACTTGCGCAGAAGAAATTCTTGCTATTACTATTCAGGATTATACAACAAAAGAGATTATTACTTGGGGGGTAAAACCATTCAATCATAATCGTAAGGACTTGACTTATCATCATTGTCCTTCTGAATATGAACTATTAAATCATTTTATTAATTATTGGATGGTAAATGTTCCAGATGTTATTACTGGATGGAACATTCAACTTTATGATATTCCTTATATTTGTAAAAGATTGAATAGAGTTCTTGGTGAGAAACTAATGAAACGTTTCTCTAACTGGGGATTAGTTACTGAAGGCGAAATCCATATTAATGGACGTAAGCATACTGTTTTTGATGTCGGTGGTTTGACTCAACTTGACTATTTGGATCTTTATAAGAAATTCACGTATAAAGCACAGGAATCATATCGTCTAGATTATATTGCTGATGTTGAACTTGGACAGAAAAAATTGGATCACTCTGAGTTTGACACGTTCAAAGATTTCTATACAAACGGTTGGCAAAAGTTTATTGAATATAACATTATTGACGTGGAACTTGTTGACCGTTTGGAAGACAAGATGAAACTGATTGAACTTGCAATTACTATGGCATATGATGCTAAAGTAAATTATGCCGATGTATTCTATCAGGTTCGGATGTGGGATAATATTATCTACACATACCTCAAGAAAAGAAACATTGTTATTCCACCAAAGAACAAGACTCAGAAAGATGAGAAGTATGCTGGTGCTTATGTAAAAGAACCTATTCCTGGGATGTATGACTGGGTGGTGAGTTTTGACCTTAACTCCCTGTATCCACACCTAATTATGATGTATAACATCTCACCAGAAACTCTTCTGGAAGAAAAGCATCCTACAGTTTCTGTAGATAAGATTTTGAATCAAAGTCT